TAGTTCAATGGTAGAACTCGAGCTTCCCAAGCTCGCGGTGAGGGTTCGATTCCCTTCGCCCGCTCCACCCTTAAGCGCAGGTCAACGACCTGTAGCCTTGGCGCCGGCCAGCGAGGCGCGCTCATCTGCTAACGCCCTTGCTAACAGCGGCATCGACGGCGCTGGCGAACACGTCGGCGGCGCCGGCCGCCTGCTCGCGCAGGACGTGGGCGTAGACCTTCAGCGTGGTCGACGGGTCGGCGTGCCCCAGGCGGTTCGCGACCACGTGCACCGGCACACCGGCGAGCAGGAGCGTGGTCGCATGCACGTGGCGCAGGTCATGGAGCCGGGCCGGCGGCAGCGGCGCATCGGGGCCCGGGAGCGGCGTCCGCGGGCAGCCCGGCCCACGGCCGGGGATGGCCGGCTCGTTGTGGTCCCGGATGAGCTTGCGCATGAGGGCCGTCACCGTGTCCGGGTAGAGGACCGCGCCGTCCTCGGCGGTGAACACCAGCTGGGACTCCCGCCACCGCGGCCCGGCCTTCATCCGCTCGGAGAGCTGGCGGCGGCGGTGCTCCCGCAGGACCACGACGGTGCCGGCGTCCAGGGCGACGACGCGGGAGCGGCCGCCCTTGGTCGTGTCGTCGACCCGCTCGCCGCCGATCACGTCGGTGGAGCCGAAGAGCGTCACCTCGGCGGCGTCCAGGTCCAGCGCCGGCCAGCCCAGCGCGAGCAGTTCGCCGCGGCGGGCGCCGGTGTAGGCGGCCAGCCGGAAGAACGCGAACAGCCGGTGCGTGGCCGCCTGCTCGAGGAAGCTGGCGAGCTGCGCCGGCGTCCAGATCGTGCCCGGCTCGCCCCGGCGGGTCGGGGCAGCTTGGCCCGCTCGGCCGGGTTGGTGACGAGGAGCTGCTCGACCTGGACGGCGTCGGTGAGCGCCTTGCGGAGCGTGCGGTGCACGTGCGCGACCGTGGAGGCCGCCAGGGGCCGGCCGTCCTTGCCGCCGTGGGTGGCCAGATCCCGGTAGAACCTCGAGATGATCGCCGGGCGGAGACTCTGCAGCCGCAGCCCGCCGATCCGCGGGCTGATGTACCGCTCGACGTCGGCCCGGTAGCCAGCGATCGTGCCGCGCTTCACGCTGGCCTCGTGCGCGTCCAGCCACTCGGCCAGGTAGTCGCGGACGGTCTCGGCGGACCGGTCGACGTAGGTGCCGCGCCGGGCCGCCACCCGTGCCTCGTCCCGGGCTGCCTTGGCGGCCTCCTCGCTGGCGAAGCCGCCGACCCACTTCGGCCGGGTGCGGCCCGTCTCCGGGTCGGGTACCCGGACGACGTAGCTCCACGTCCTCCCCCGCTGTTTTAGGCCGTCGCGGAGCTTGCTCATCGCTGGCGTTCCTCCCTGGCCGCCCTGTCACGGCGGCGCTTCTCGCGCTGGTACTGCGCCCGGGCACAGTTGTTGGTGCAGTACCGCGTCCCCTCCCTGCGATAGCCGCCATAGGTCGAGCGGCCGAGCTGGCGCACGTATGGACGACCGCATGCCTCGTTGGCGCAGTGCCGCACCGTCTCATTGGCGGCCAGGTCGTTGACGAGTTGGAGCATGCCGGCGCTGTACGAGGTCGTCTCGACCTCGCCGACTTGCAGATCATCAGCTCGGGGCGACTGCCCGACCACCTCGACGTCGACGCGCACCTGGAAGTCCCGCAGCGCCGCACCGGTGACCGTGACGAAGCGGTTCCAGGCGTTCAGGTCGTCCTTGCAGTCCGGCCACGCTGGCGCGAGCGGATCGCCGGCGAGGTAGGCGAGGGAATGGTCCGTGGCACGTCGCATCAGCCGGACACGCAAGGCCACCTCTGCGGCATGCACGGGGCGGAAGCCGAGGGCAGCATCGAAATGGCGCCTCCAGACCTCGTCGCGCTCTTCCTCGTCACCGCTCCAGTAGAAGCCGGTCTTGAAGCTGAACCGGGCGATCATGGTCCGCCACTGCTCATCGTCCTTCGGTTCAAGATCGGCATACGGGCGAAAGCTCCGCGTCATCTCGCCGAGCTTGCACAGCTCCGCGAGGGCATCGAGGTCGTCGACGGGCGTGTCGCGGAACTGGCGGAGGTAGACCTCGGGCGGCACCTCGACGTACTCGTAGCCCGGAGGACACACGAGCAGGAGCCACGGTCCATCGCGCTGCACGTCGCGGACCACGGGCACGCGCGGCACCGGCACCGGGCTACCCGGCCACACCGTAGGACGAAACCGTAGCGCCAACGTGCTTGCCTCTCCGCTTGAGGGGACGTTAGGGTCCAAACATCGTCCTATGGACTCGGGCGGATGTCAATGGAGGTGGCGAAGTTGGTGGAGGTCATCGCGTACCGGCCCGCGGAGGCCTTGCAGGTCTTCCCGCTTGGCCGCTCGCTGCTCTACGAGCTGCTCAGGACGGGCGAGATCGCGTCCTTCCGGGTCGGCCGGGCGCGATTCATCCCGCGCCAGAGCCTCCTCGAGTACATGGAACGGCAGCTCACCGAGGAGCGGGAGGCCGCTGGCCGTGCTCGCTGACGGCGCCCGGGTCGAGGGCGAGGGCCAGGCCGATGCCGTGGCCTAGGAACGGGTTAGGCCGGCCGCCTCACCCAAAGCGACCGGCCCGAGAGCCCAACAACACCACCACCACCACAGATGGCATCGTCATGCTACCCGACGGTGGCCACGGTCGGAGCGCTCGGTGTCTTGGGACGCGGTGAAGCGGGTCCTGGAGCTCGGGCCGAGCAGCGGACTCACCGACCGGGAGTTCCGCCTGCTGCTGGTCCTGGCCGACCGACTGAACAAGCGCACCGGGCAGCTCAACCCAGCGGCTACCCGCATCACCCGCGACATCGGCCTGGAGCCGACCCGCTCCGCCGTCCGGAGCGTCCGCCGGACGATTGCTGACCTGGAGGCGCAGGGGTGGCTGCAGCGGGTCGGGTCGAGCAAGGGCGGCCAGGGGGAAGGGCGCCGCTACCCGAGCCAGTCCTACCGGCTCAGGGGTGACCTCATGTCACCCCTGAGGGGTGACACAGATGACCGCAGGGGTGACACAGATGACACAAACAGGGGTGACCTCAGGTCACCCGAACCTAAGAAGTTAGAACCAGGGAAGAAGAACCTTCCGGGTGGTTCCACCACCCGGCTCGCGGCACCACCAAAAGGTGCCGCGAGCGCGCCGACCCCAGCCGCCAGTGGGCGCATCTCCGATGACCTGCTCGACCGGGTGCGCGAGCTGGACTCTGAGGCCGAACGACACACCCGCCATGATGGCAGCGAGTGGATCGAGCTGTCGGACGGTCAGCCGCTGCCGAACGCCACGCGCGCCGTCATGTGGTGCCGCTACTCGCCCGAGGCCCGGTGGGGGACGTGACCGCCACCACCGCAAGGGTTCGCTGCCGCCGCCGAGCGGGTCGGGCCGGGCCGGCACCATTCAATCCCTGATGGGTCGACCTAGGTGACTTGCCGTCTTCGTGCGGCTCAAGCTAGCGTCCGTCACACCCGACCGTCACACTGTCCACAGGCTGTGCACGACCGGCCCGGCCAACGGCGAGGGGGGAGCTGGCGGATGGCGCTGATGACGCATGACGGAGACCGATCCGACGTCGAGATCGCATCTCGCGATGACGTGCAGCGGTTCGTGACCGAAGCGCTCGCCTCCCTCGGACTGTCCTTCGATGAGCTCGAGCGCCAAGCTGAGCTCGGACGATTCGACAGCGACCGTGCCCGGCTGGTGTGGATGGCTATCCGCCGAGTTGCCCGCGCGCCAGCCTGACCTACGCAGCCAGGCTTCCGAGTTCGCCGGGCGGACCAGCGACCTGCTGAACCGCACGGTCGCCAACGGGATCCGCGTGGTGGCGGTGCTGCAGGAGGATGGCCAGATCGGCTGGGCCGGCTACGGCATCAGTAAGGAACGCCCGTCTCCCGGCCGCGGCATCCCGCTCACCGTCAGCGCGGCCCCACCGCGGTGCTTCCTGCACGTGATGCACACCCTCATTCAGGCCTACGGCGTCCTCATCACCGACCAGTCGAGCTTCGGACTGTACCTGGACCAGGACCTCGGCAGCTGCGTGTTCCACTACGACTACACCCGCTATCCGGGCAACCCCTACCCAGCCACGCACGTGCAGGTGGACGCCACCTCGACCGTATTCGATGAGCTGTGCAGCCGGCTGGACCGAGATGCCGAGTTGGCGCGCCTGCACTTTCCAGTCGGTGGTAGGCGGTTCCGGCCATGCCTCGAGGACGTGGTCGAGATGCTCATCGTCGAGGGGCTCGCCGTCGGCCGTGACGGTTGGGAGCAGGCGATCGAGGAGCATCGCACCTGGTTCCGGCGAATCCAGCTCAAGGCGGCGGTCCGCGACGACCCCGAAGCGGTCCGCGAGGAGCTGGAGCGGTTGAAGGGCCTCGAACGCCAGGAGAAGCGCCGCCGCTGACGCCGCAGGTCAGCGAAGTCTTGGGGGAACCGACCTGGCCGCGCAGCTTCAGGAGTCCCGATAGCGACCGTGGGACAATGGGGCGACCGCACCAACGGTTGAACTACAGCGCGGAGGTAGGCCGGTGGACAACCAACCGCCGGCCAGTCCCGTTGACGGCATCCCGTGGTTGACCGGCGCCGAGCGTTCGCTGCTCGCCTATCTGGCCATCCGCACCATCGCACCCCAGGCCGGCGCCGACGAGGAAACCACCGCCGACGCACTCTTCGAGCTTGCCGCCCGCGGCGAGGTCGCCATCCGCGTCGAGCGCCACGACGTCTACCTGGTCGCCGCCGGCCACGTCATCGTCCACGCCGAACGGGCATGGCTGCGCGCCATGGCGCACCGGGGCAATCCCCGCGACAACTAGCGGCGGTATCGCTTCCCACGGGCACGGGCGTATTCTTTTCCCACCATCTCTGCTGACAAAGTGGGAAAGGCGGCCACCGTGGCCCTGCTCGACGACCTGCGCACCAGGCGGGCCGCGGCCCGCACCTCCGCCGATGAGATCCTGACCCGCGCCGCCAGCGAAGGACGCGACCCCGCGCCCGACGAGCTCGCGCAGTACCAGACCCATGTCGCGGCCGAACGGGAAGCGGCCGACGCCATGGAGACCGAGCGCGACCGGCAGCTGGCCGAGGTCCGAGCCATGGCCACCCGCGGCCGGGCCCCGACTCTGACCCGGCAGGCCGCCGAGACGGCCAGCGCGTTCCGATCGGCGATCTTCGCCAAGAACCCCCAGCCGATCGACGTCTACGCCGAGCAGATGGCCGACGAGTGGCCCAGCGACGTGCCCGAGCCCGTCTACGGCCGCGCCGGCCGGGTCCGGCTCCACACCCGAGACACCCTCAAGAGCACGGCCACCCAGGCGCTCGGCGTCGACGTCTACGGCACCATCGTCCAGCACCTGGTCGAGACGTCCAGCCTCATGCGGGCCGGGGCCACGGTCGTGACGACCGAGACCGGCGAGGACCTGGTCGTGCCCCGCTCCACCGGGTTCGTCACCTCCGCCATCACCGCCGAGGGCGGGCTGATCACCGAGTCCGACCCGGCCCTGTCGACCGTGACGCTTAAGGCATTTAAATATGCAAATTATTTCGAAATTTCCCAGGAATTGGCGAACGATACACCGACCAATTTACTGGATTTCTTGGCCCGCCAGGCGGCCCTGAGCCTGGGCCTGGGCGCGACCGGGTACGGCGACGATTTGATCAACGGCGCCGGCACGACCGAGCCCAGGGGGCTGCTGCTGGACGCCGCCGCCGGGGTGACCGGCCCGGCCGGCACCGGCACCACTCTCGGCACCCAGGGCACCCTGAACCAGGGCACCGATGCCCTGTGGAACCTGGTCGGCAGCGTGGCCGAGCCCTATGCCGAGTCGCCGAGCGCGGCCTTCATCATGCGCAACGCCAGCAACGTGGTTGTCCGCAAGCTGCGGGACACCAGCGGCCAGCCGGTCAACGGCCTGACCGACCGCCGCAGCATCCTCGGCTACCCGGCCTACGTCGATCCTTTTATGCCGGCCATGGCCAACACCGCCGAGTCGATCGCCTTCGGGGCCATGGACAGGTATTTCGTGCGGATCGTGAATGGAATTAGGTTTGAGAGGTCTGACGAATTCCGGTTCCAGAACGACCTGGTCGCCTTCCGCTGCATCCTCCGCCTCGACGGCGCCCTGATCGACACCAACGCCGTCAAGACCTTCGTCAACACGACCTGAGCCCATGAGTGTCGTCCGGCGTTGCCTCGGGTGCTCGGCCACCTACCCGCTCGATGCGCACGCCTGTCCCAAGTGCGGCAGCCACGCTGCCGAGGTCGAGGAGGACACCGTGGCCAAGCCCAAGCCCAAGCCCAAGCCGGCACGACGGCGAAAGACCTAAGCCGATGCCCTGGCAGTGGCCATGGACGCGCCACGACCGGGCGCTGTTCAACATCGGCGACATCCCGGTGTCGTCCACCTATGCCGCCGTGCCGGTCAGCCCCTCCACGGCCATGCAGCACTCGGCCGTCTGGGCGTGTGTCAACCTGATCGCCGGGTCGATCAGCACCCTGCCCCTGGCCGCCTACCGCGACGGCGACCGCACCCCCCTGGCCACCCTGCCGCCGATCCTGCGCCACCCGGCCGCCGGCCAGCCCCTGCCCGACTTCCTGTACGCCACCCTCCAGAGCCTCCTGGTCCGCGGCAACGCCTACGGGCTGATCGTCGACCGGGCCGGCGCCGGGCTCCTCCCGAGTCAGGTGGAGCTGCTCGCCCCTGAGCGGGTCGGGGTGGAGACCACCAACAGGGTCATCTGGCGGATCGACGGCCAGGAGGTCGACCCGGCCAGCATCTGGCACGTCAAGGCGTTCACCGCCCCCGGGCAGCTCCTCGGCCTGTCCCCGATCCAGCATGCCCGCCAGGCCATCGGGCTGGGCATCGCCGCCGAGCGGTACGCGGCCCGGTTCTTCGGCGATAGCGCCGTCCCCTCCGGTCTCATCACCACCGACCAGCGCATCGACGCACAGCGGGCCGAGACGATCCGCGCCCGGTGGAACGCCCGCCACGAGGGCAAGCGCGACATCGCCGTTCTCGGCGAGGGCGCCCGCTTCCAGGCCATCACCATCGCCCCCGAAGAGGCCCAGTTCCTGGAGACGACCCGGGCCAACATCGCCACCATCGCCCGCTACTTCGGTGTCCAACCCGAGCTGATCGGCGGCGAGTCCGGCGGCAGCCTCACCTACGCCAACGTCGAGCAACGCGCCCTGGACTTCCTCGCCTTCGGCTTGCGGCCCTGGCTGGTCCGGCTGGAGACGGCCCTGTCCGCCCTGCTGTCCTCGACCACGACCGTGAAGTTCAACGCCGCCGCGCTGGTCAGAACCGACCTGCTCACCCGCTACCAAGCGCATGAGTCCGCGATCCGGGCCGGCTGGAAACTCCGCAGCGAAGTCCGGGAGCTGGAGGACCTCCCACCCATCGGCGGCATCGACGACCAGGAAGGCCCGGCGGTCGCATGATCCACACTCGCCAGCTCACCAGCTCCCTCGCCGTGCGGGACGGCGGGGACGGCCGGACCCTCCACGGTCCGCTCCTGCCGTGGGGGGTTCCGGCTCGCGTGCTCGACGCCGGGCGGCTGGTCACCGAGACGTTCGAACGCGGTGCCCTGGCCGCGACCGATCCGGCCAGGGTGCCGCTCACCGCCACCCACCCACGCGACGCCGGGACCCTCCCCATCGGCGTCACCCTCTCGATCGACGACCGGGCCGACGCCGCCTGGGGTGAATGGCGGGTGTCCGACACCATGATCGGGAACGAGGTCCTCGCCCTCGCCCGCGACGGCGTACCGTTGGGCTTGAGTGTTGGTTTCGAGGAAGTTCGCGGTGGGAGCCGCTGGAGCGCCGACCGCCAGCGTGTCACCCGCACCCGCGCCACCCTCGACCACATCGCCGTCGTCAGAGTCCCCGCCTACGCCGGGGCCGGTGTCGCCGGGGTACGAGAAGCCGCCCGCCGGGCGGAGAACATGGCCCTGCTGCTCACCCTCCTCCGCGGCCATGGGTAAGCACCACATAAGCGTCGGCGTGGGCCACGCCCAAGGCCGCTGCCGCGCCTGCCGCGCCTGGTTCGTGGGACCGGGTGATCGCTGCCCACCCTGCGCCCGAGAGACCAGGGCCAAGGCAGTCCAGCGCAAGCGCCGCAAACGCCGATGACCAGCACCCTGGCCCGTGCCTGCCTCGACTGCGGCAGGCAGGTACGCGGCAAGACCAGATGCCGCGACTGCACCACCACCCACGAACGGGCCAAGCGAGCACGACGCCCCGACCTCGACGACCACCACGAACGCGAACGGCGCCGCCGCCTCGTCGCCGACCACCGCGCCGAGGTAGGCGACTGGTGCCCCGGCCTCGAGGACCACCCCGCCCACCCCTCCGCCGACCTCGTCGCCGACCACGTGGTGGAGGTGGCCATCAGCGGACTCGGAACCGGGCCGCTGCGCGTGCTGTGCCGCCAAGAGAACGGCCGCAGAAGCGCCCGAATCCTTGACAGCGCCATCCCACATCACCCGTCGCCAGCCGAAACGCCGATTACACACGTCGATGGGCCCGGCGGGCCGGTGGTGGCGTGAAAGCCGGCCCCAAGGCAGCCGTCGACGCCTCCCCGTTGGCGTTGCGCGGATCGAGACGCCGCGAGCTTGCGGTGGCGCGGTTCGCCCTCGACTACGTTCGGGTGCCGCGTGGCCATGGTGTCCGCAAGCCGCTGCGGTTGCGGCCCTGGCAACGTGAGCTGATCGCCGCGACCTGGGATCCGCGGCCCCAGCCCCGCCTGGCCGGGTGGATGCTTCCCCGCGGGCAGGGCAAGTCGTCAATCTGTGCCGTGCTGGCCCTGTACGAGCTTGTGGCGGGCGCAGACGGCGCCCAGGTGGTGGTGGTAGCCACCGACGAGCGGCAGGCCGGCATCGTCCACCGGGTGGCGAGCCGGATGGTGGAGCTCCACCCGGAGCTGGAGGGCCGGGTGCAGCAGTACGCCGACGCCCTCACCGTCCCCACCCGCGGATCGTCCCTACAGGTGCTACCCGCCGTCCCGAAGCGGCTGGAAGGCCTCGACTACACCCTCGCCATCGTTGACGAGGCCGGCCGCGTCGACCAGGAGGTGTACGAGGTGGTGGCCCTGGCCACCGGCAAGCAGAAGGCGTCGATGGTGCTGGCCATCGGCACACCCGGCCCCGAGCTCGACCAGACGGTGCTGGGCCGCCTACGGACCCACGCCGCCGACCACCCCGACGACGCCTCGCTGGTGTGGCGGGAGCATTCCGCCGCCGGGTTCGAGAGCCACCCCGTCGGCTGCCGCCACTGCTGGCAACTCGCCAACCCGGCCCTGGGTGACTTCCTGGCCGTCGACGGCCTCCAGGCCTGCCTGCCCCCCAAGATGCGCGAGGCATCGTTCCGCCGGGCGCGGCTGTGCCAGCTCACCGACCA